ACCAATGAAGTCTCCAGACTTCTTATAGTTACAGTACATGGAGTAAATCTTATTAGCAGATTTGCTAGCAGCATCCTCATTTACAAACCTCCAATGAGCACAAATGTTGTTAGTATAAGGGCGCACCAATAGAACCCCTTGCTCCCCTCTTCCGATCCTATAGAGCGAGCGAGTGTTAGGGTCTGTGAAATCAAGTTCCTCATAAGGGAGTTCATAGCAAAATTCGAGCATGGTTCACCACTGGTGCTCCGCTACTCTATCATGTATATTGATCTATGTCAAGCGTTCTCGAAAATGATGTTGGCGCCTTGGTCGAAGACCAGCACTCTAAAATAGTGGTCAGCGTCAGGACAGTGTGCTAGTGTTGGAAACCACTCAGATGCATTAAGAGTTGCTACTTCCTCACTACTATACTCAACACAGCAGTCTCTTTCACCTTTGATTGCTTCAATAATATCTTCTGGACAATAGTCTGCCAACCATGTTAGAACTGTTGTCTTCTTAGCATCGTCAAGTGTTGCCCACTTTGCATTCTCAAAATGTAGTAGACATACATTGTTCATTGCACAATGACTACCTGCTAACTCATATACTGATAGTGTTTCGATAGTAGTGATCATGGGTTCTCCTCATCATCAAGTTTTTCTAATAGTAAATCAAGTTGTGATTTGATATTGTCTAGGTTATCATGTTCAACATCCCATGCTGTTCCTTGCATTTTCACGGGTGTTTTCTTAGCTGCTTCAATGAATGCTTCAGTGTAAATCTTATCGGTTAGATCTCTGACACACAAGTAACGTGCCATTTTATCTCTAAACTGAGTAAAGAAGAAAGAACTTAATGATAACCACTGATCTTCATGCTCAAGATATACAGCATCAGGATGATTTACTTTATATACTGCTTCAAATGCCTCAGGTGACATTGGGAATTTAACTGAACTAACTTCAACATCAGCAAATGTACTAGGTAACTCCCTTAATTTCTGACGATATGTCTGATACATTGCTTTCTTCTCATCAGAGATGGTTACATCACTGCAGAAGATATAATCTGTCTCAGCAAGTAAGAAGTTACGGGCAAGTCTGATAGATAACCAACTTTCAGTCCTTACCTCACCATACATGCGTCCCATTTCATCTTGGAACTCTTCTCTCTCAATACTTTCAATATTAAAGAATATATCTTTGATGAATTCATAGAATGTAGTAGCAGCTGCTACCTCATTCTGTTCCATCTCATAGTCTTTCCACTCATATTGTCCAGTACGGAAGTTTTTGACATGCTTCCTTCTGGTACAATGATAAGTGTTATTATCATAATAACTGAATTCAACTAGACGATCCTTTTCTGTATCCCACAAAGGATACAACTTAGGAACAACTTCATCCTTCCAATATTGATCAGGCACGACCTTAACAATGCCTCTAAACACGATCTGATGATCAGCAAGGACTAGTTGTAGTATAATATTAGGAACATTTGCGTCCGCGACGATACCCATTTTATCAGATTGCTACTAGTGCTAGATCTATTTAGAATGCTTTGATTAGATACTTAACCAGCATGTACGGTTCAATAAGTGGAATAACCCTATCAGGATCCAACGCTGCAGTAGGTACAATAGGTGTTGAAGATGATAATGTCAATGTACTATCGTTTGCAAATATACCTGAAATATATGTAGATCCTGTTTCACCACGAACATCATATTGTTGCGTATCATCAGCGACTGCTATTTTGCCAGCACTTGGTACAAATATCAAATTAGTCTCTGATACCTTCTCAAGTCTAAATTCAATGAGACCAAAGTGATCACTATTACTACCATTATCATTAGTACCACTAGCAGCAGCTCTACTCTGTCTGATAGAGAAACGTGCAGTTTCACTCTGTGCTGCTTCAGGTAAAACAATAGAGTAAGTATACCAATTCGTTGGGTTAGTACCTGTTCCAGTTCCATCATAATCAGTATCAACATCAGTTGCGGTTGGAATAGGAACCAGTGTGCCAATAAAACCAGATCCTGGGAAATTCAAACTTTCATCTGTATTATAATACAAGAGAAGTTCGTCACCACCACCGTCTGGTAGCTCGCCACCGTTTTTATTATTACCCCTGCATACTTTAACTGTTACTGCATATCCTTCTGATGCATCTATAGTATCAGTTGAAACAAATCGTGTTGTTTGAGTTCCGCCAAATTTTAAATATCTTGTTGGCAAATCACTACTGACAAGTGCAATATTTTCTAAAATACCATTAACTTGATCACATTCAACAGTTGCATGGTTTCTTACTCCAACTCCACCATTAATACGAACTCTTGGTGCTTCAGTATATCCAGATCCAGCGTTTGTTAATGTCAATCCTGTAACTACACCACCAGCAACGGTAGCAGTTGCAGCAGCACCAGATCCACCACCACCACCAATAAACTCTACTGTTGGCACTTGATTTACTGGTAACTTAAATCCACCAGAGTTTGTTGTACCAGTACCACCAGCAAAGAAGTTTACACCATTGTCTTGAGTACCAGATCCATCAATAAATACGTCTCCAGTAGTTACACCAGTTGTACCACCTTCATATCCAATAATCTTTTTAAATGTAATTTTTGCATATCCACCGAAACCATTGTCGGAAGTGACACCACCATTTGTTACACCTTGTCCACCTGCACCAGTGGTAACAGTAACGTTAGATACACCACTTAATGTTGCCCCAGGTATTTCAAAACTAACATATCCTCCTAATCCACCACCACCTGCACCAGATGACCAACGTCCTCTATCCTCTACTGTGGTAATTTTGGCATATCCATTACCAGTAACAGTATTTCCTTGAGACAGTGATCCACTATCAAACCAATCAGTCTTGATAGCAGAAATACCTCTTCTACCACCATATCCTTCTTCATGACCACCAGTACCCTCTTGTCCACCACCTTGACCAGATGAACCACCAATACCAGATCCAGAAGGACCGCAGCCACCGCCGCCGCCTCCTCCGCCGCCACCAGTACAACCATAGTTACCACCAGTACCACCAGTACCAGTAAATAGCGAACCAGATTCTAGAAGAACATTGTCAGAAGGACTAGTTGCATTTCTACCATCTTGACCACATGTACCTTCACCAAATCCACCGCCGCCGCCACCGCCGCCAGCGCCACCAATAATTGTTCCACCAAATTTAAAGACAGATGCAGCACCGCCGCCACCACCATCATTATTGTTATGACCATCACCTGCTCTACCACCTTTACCATTGTGAGCAGCAGCTGCCTGACCGTTGTAAGTTCTACCAGATTGTCCCAATTGCATGGTAAATGTAGATCCTAGGTTCGCTCTGTTTCCTAGAAGATCTGCTTTCCAATACTTTCCTTTTCCACCTGTTCCAGCAGTACCACAACCATTACCACCATAGTTACCACAGTTAGCACCACCGCCACCACCAATTTCAAAAGTGACTTTGGCAAGACCATAATTACTATTTGATACTTCTAATGTATGTGTTCCACCAGGATAACTGTAATTATCTACTATGGTTGCCAATTCATTGGTAGGAGCTGCTAAACCATCAGTACCACCAACACCACCAATCTTTCCACCTTCACCAACGGCATCAGTTGGCATATCTGATGGATCGTCGCCATTAATTCTGATTTGATTGTAATAAAATGGACCATCACCACCTTGCTGACCATTACCAGTATCTCCAGTAATTTGACCAAGAATTTGTACACTACTCTGCGCGGATCCTGATAAGGTTAATCCACCGTAAGTACCACCATTTCCACCCTCATTAGTAGAAGCAGCACCACCACCTGTACCACCACCTGCTGTGACAGTAAGGATAGATCCAACACTTAATGAAGATCCTGTTCCAGAATTACCTGATGTAGTGTTTACTCCACCCGATCCAGATCCACCATAGAATACAACTGTTGCTGTATTAACTTCAGCTGGAACTGGTACATTGTATGTACCAGGACTGTCGTATTCATATATTTCTTCTGCATAAATTGGAACACCCTCAGAGATAACTTCTCTTCCACCAATTTGACTGCTAGAAGTAAATACTTTGTAAGTAGGAGTACCAATGGTCACTCGTTCTTCATAAGAACCAGCATTTGCACCACCAGATGCAAAGTAATAGTTTGTGTCATCACCAATAATAGTTCCAGATCCTGTATCACCACCTGTCCAATTATAGATGTCATATGTACCAACACTACTATCTAAAAGTGGAGCTTTAGATAAAACGTGAGTATGACTGAATGCAATACCGCCTGGTGGATAAAATGTATTAACTTTACCTGTTGATGCTTTGTATGATACTGTATATCTGTCACCAGTTACTCTTCTTTTACTACCAGATTCTTCTGGTGCCTCAGAGTGAAATAAGAAATGACTATGTTGTGGAGCACCCGAAAGTTTCTTTTCTTGCAAAGAAACTTGAATTATTTGACCACCAATAATAGATCCTTCTACTGTATCAACGACAGCAGAGTAGTTTGTTGTTGTAATGTTACCCAGAGCAAATTGTCCTTTCTGGGTATTCTTATCCATGTACCAATTGCCGTCAATAGTATCAATACCAACACCCAATTGAGAATTGCCAACATTAGGAGTATTATTACCAAATACAGGACCATTACCTACAATTCTCTTTGCAATTAGATCAGGAACTTTAAACGTTCCCATATTTGGATCTGGCCAATGCTCCCATACATTATCTTTGATGATAGATTGAACTCTACCATCTTTTTCAGAAATTCTAACAGCAAATGTTGCACCAGTACCACTACCAACATTACCTAAAGTAACAGTTGGTGGGTTTGCTGCATCATATCCTAATCCAGGATCATTAACTTCAACTCCTGAAATAGTATTGTTTTGAACTATGACAGTTGCTGTTGCAGTTCTTGGAGTAATATCTGGAAATATTGCATTGTTACCAGTAGGAGGAGCACTAAAAGTAATAGTGGTTCCCGCAGCATATTGACTACCACTAGTCAATACATCAACACCATCACTTGCTGTCCCACCATATTCATTTCCAATTGCTTCAAACAATTGTGGATAGTCACTAATTTTATATTCAGATCCATCGCAGTAGATATAACCAGGATATTGATACTCTGGATTTTCTTCTGGTTTTGCATCTCCACTGATTTCAGTGTATGCTGTAGTGCCACCAGCACCAGGAATTAACGCTGGTTTAAAACTATGATCGAATGATCCTTCAGTAGATTTTAATACCTGTACAATAGTACCAATACCCTGAGAATCTGTTTGTTTCTCAGAGTAAAATAGATCTCTAGTATTTCTATACTTGGGATTTAGTGCTACCATTACCTTTAATACTTAATAAGATATTCCATGATGATGTAAGGACCTGTAACCTGATCCAATGACGCTACCTGATCAATTTGTAGTGTTAATGTAGTTTTCAAGTTATCAGGTGATAATAACAATGCAGAGGTCTTAATTTTATATGTATGTGTGTTTTGAGTGAGGAGAATTTTGTGTGCGTGGATAGTTGGATCGCCGTCTTGCTGTACTAGTTCTGAGACTTCAGACAATGCATTGTTAACTTGGGGATATGCAAATGATGTAGCGCCAGTAAGATTACTATTCAATGGAACAACATCTACCAAAGATTTCTCTACACCATTACCATCATTACTTTTTGGAGCATAGTTTTGATCATAAGTTGCAGGAGCTGATCCATTTGCACTCTTAGGACCAGATCCTGATGGACTACAAAGCACCCATGATTGGAATTGAGGAGTTCCTGCAAAATCTACTTTTTGTAGATCAAACTGAGTACGACTTGTAAGCAAACAGTTGTATCTAAAAGTAGATAGTCCTGTAGATCCTTTAGCATCATTACAATAGTTGTAGTAAATAACTTCCGCAAAATTAAATATGAATTGTACACTCTCAGTTAGTCTTCTAGGCGCTGAATCTCCAGATGCCATTGCCCAGCATGGCATTTGATTTGTTCCAGGACCCTCACCATTGTAATTAGTATTATCTAACCAATCGTCAATAGGAATAGTTGTTGCAGTTACTCTCCATCCAATACCTTGAGATCTTGGTTCATCATCTACTGCTTCTTGACGTGTTTTAAGTCTCAATCTATTTGTAGTTGAGAAGTGCATGTGAGAATGCAACGCTAAACTATCAACTGATTCACTGTCAGTAAATCCAGTATTACCAGTTCCTTTTGTCCATGCTGGTTTACCTTTTAGTGCAATCTCTTGTGATGGCACAATAAAATTACCAACATAACTAACATCAATGGTGGTAGTATTGCCAGATGTGATACCAACAGCAGCGTTAGATTCAATACCCATACCAGAGCGTCTTACCTCATTGCCCTGAGCATTTTCAGTTAAGATGTTGACATATGTACCCGCAGCACCACCTGTTGTTGGTTTTAAAAATTTAGAACCTAGATCAGGGACAACAAATTCTTCAGAAGTTAAATTATCAATGTCCTCACCTTCAGAATTAAGTCTTCTGAACTTACAACCAACACCAGTACCAATAATTTCTGCTAGTACAGGATAATCTTCAGCAAGATATTTACCACCATCACATTTCAAGTATCCCGCAGGAAGATTTTTAACGTTACTTGCATTATTTGGATCTGTGTTTGTTAATTCAACTGGCCAACAAATAATAGTTCCAGAACCAGAACCAAACTTAGATTTTTCTTTTGAGTAATGTGCTGGCATCAGTATGCTTTGATAATGAACGTCGTGACTAGTGCTGGCATCGCTACCTCTGCAACAATATTTAGGGCGTCATTGATGTTTTCAGGTGCAACGTCACCCAAACTAATATTGTTTACAGGGAATACTGTAGGGGCAGCAAGTGAACCAACTGTCTGATTTAATTCAAAACTACCATGATTATGTCCGAGGAATGTGCTAGAGTTTGGATCTAGTTGATCTGTGACATTATTCAATGTAGTAGGATATGTACCATGCTGGAAATTCAAAGTAACTCCACTGGAAGTATTAGTATTGGTAGTTGTTTGTGATAAACCAATTACATATTGACCGCTGCTATCTTTAGAAATGGTAGTAACTTGTGTTCCAGGTCTGATATCACTCGAAGAGGATAGAACCTCACCACCAGCATATACACCATTTGAACTAATCTTAAAGTAACCGTTAAAGTCACTTGTAATAGGACTAGTAAAATTCAAGGTCTCACCATTACCATATCCAGATCCACCATTTACAACACTGATAACTTTATATCGTGTATTGATTGGTCGTTGCCCACCAGTTCCTGGAGCACTAGCATCGGTAACTTCAATAACACCACTTGCACCAGAATAAATTTCTACCGAAGGTAGTCCGAGAGATACTCTTCTATCAGTATTGAATTCAAATGAAATTTTATCACCAGATTGATAATCATATCCAGCTTCTACAACCTCTATAATTTTGTACCTAGTATTGCCAGGATATAATCCACCTGCAGTAAGAACTTTTAGAACTCTATCTGCAGTTCCAGGAGCATCATTCCAACGCTGTGTTGTAAGAACATCGTTTGCTACATAATCATCACCATAACTCGAAATAGAATTAATTCTGATTTTAGTAAACACTTGATCATTACCATTTTCATTCTGAACCACATGTGGTCGATATTCAATCTGAACGTTTATTCCAGTACCATTAGCATTGCCAGTATCGAGCATGGTAACGTTGTCTACAATTGCTGAACCACTTCCGTCTGTCCAACCTCCTACGTTAGCAACTCTGTAAGACCAGTCACCAATAGAAGATTCTTTCCAAGTACCACTTCCACCGCCAGTAGGATTACTCTCACCAGTAGAATCATAAGTACCATTATCTTGATTTACAAATCGAGCACTCCATCTAAGTGCAAATGTTTCCATGGGTCCACCTGCTGAAAAAGGTTGTGGCCATGCTTCTACTCTTACTCTTAAAGTTGCATCTTGACCACTACCACCAGTTACAGGAACTATACCCTCAAAAAAGTCATTTTCACCAGTCCAATATTGTCCACCTGATCCATCATCAATGTACGCCCATTGATCTAAGTTTCTAGAATAATATCCACTAGAGGTAACATCAGTGTTAGGATTATTTCCCTGTGGCGAAGATGGATCTTCATATAATTTCATCCCCGAACCAAAATTGATACCACCAGTAGAAGTAGTTGTTCCATCTATAGATCCCCATGGTTCAAATCTCATTCTAAGAACCATACCACTACCACCACCACCAGACATGCTAATATTTTGTTCAATGTCTTGGTTCATGCTACTCCAAAAACCCTCATCCTCACCAATACCGACATATGCCCATTGGTTTAGTTCTTTAGCATAATGTCCAGCACTACTTTCAGTTAAATCATCATATAACAGAAAACTACCGTTTGGTTTTAATGCTCCAGCAGTTGCTGTAGTGCCAGAACTAGCATTTGCATATACCCACATCAAAGGAACAATAGCATCTTGATTTGTTCCTATATCAGTACCCGCAGGTAATGTGATACTGGTTGTTGTTGCTGCAAAATTTACACCAGATACTTGGAATGGTGATACTGTATCTGGATTATATCCACTCGCTGGACCGAAATGATTTCTTCTGTTACCAGCTTCCATAGGTCTAGGGAATACACCCGTCCATGCTGGTTGTGCATGATTTTTAACAGGGTTAGTATCAAACGGTTCAGTATATGCACTACCAAAGAATGTATATTGCAGATTGGACGCTGCTTGTAATCCTGAAGGGTGTGGTCCTGGAGGTGGCCACGATTGTGCAGGAACTTGACCCCAGTATTGAGATCCATCAGCAAAATCATAAAATCTATCTGTTGTAGGTAATGTATACTCGTGAGTTTCATCACCGTAGTAACTAATCTGGTTGATACCATTCTGCCAAGAATTTGCTGCAGCAGGATCACTAAATTGACATTCTGAGTAACCACGACTACCACAGACACCAGATACTGGACCACCAGTCTGAACTCTGGATGGCGAAAATGGTTCAGGACCAGAGAATTGAGCAGTTGCTTTACTATATGTTCCTGGGTGTGAGTGTGATGGTGTATGATTGATACCTAATTTTCTATTGACTGTGTAAACAGTTGCAGAAAAATCAGGTGGAGCAATACTAATGTTAGTCATCTTACCAACCATGACTAGTGTTGCATCTACTGTGAAATCAATATCACAGTTTGCAGAGATACTAGTATCAATTGGTGTTGTTAGACTGATACTTCCAAAACCCTCAACTAATGCACTTCCATCAAAAGGATTGGAAACTAGTTGTTGATAAGCATCTGTCTGTCCATACTGATATTTTATCTGCTGTAAATTATCTGGTTCCAAGTCAATTGGCATCTTCAGTGTCATGTTTGGAACACGAAACTGTCCAATATATTCTGGAAAATTTCCACCAAAATCATCACTCGCACCATAACTATCACCAAGTTGTGCTGCCAACAATGGATAGTCAACAGCATTCTTCAACAATCCATCACAAACAATCCACCCTTTAGGAATATTAGACAGGGCGAAACCTTCGTTTCCATCCCCAGACCACGGCATGATAGTGCCAATTTTGGCACTTTTCATGCTTTTGATTGTACTGTAATTAACTGCCATAGGATTAGAGTTCTACGAGCCACCAACCTTGTAGGTCAGATGGAATTTGGTTTGCATTTGGATCACCCTGTGCATCTGTACCACCTACGAATACAAGACCGAAAGCAGCGTTTCTAGTCTGTACAATCATTTCACCACTATCCCATGCTGTAGCATTTGGTGCGGACGCTCCAGGCGCTGCCTTTGTACCAGTCTGATCACCTTGAATAGGTGTTGCAGTGGTATTATTCTTATTAGCGCGAAGAATAAAGTTAGCGTTGTAATTTAGGTTACCACTAATATCTATAAACCTAATCATATCGCCTGTTTGAGCGCCATCAGAAGCGGAA